TGGTGAAATATTGTATTCAAAGTAAAGAGGCGAAAAAGCCTCTATTTTAATGATTTTTATGATTTTCTTATTCCTTTGTTTATAAGGGATAACAGGATCATAATTTTAGATAAAACGTATATTTTATTCATATATTAAAAGAAGAGTCACTTTAACTTGTGGCTCATTTTTTAATATATCCTACCTCAACTCAAATATAGAAGGGTAGGGGAGATGTATCTATTTTTAATGATTTTTATGAATTTCTTACCCCTTATGAATCAAGGGTTAATTGGAACGTAAAATACGATGAAATGCATCTTTTATATCATTATTATGTTGTTGCGCAGTAGCGCCCTACTTTAACAAATCATAAGCTTTTTTATAGATGGCTTCTGCTATTTCTTTGTGTCCTCTATCATTCGGGTGAAACCCGTCACTTATACCAAATGGTGTTGAGTCGCCCTTTGGTGTTATCGTATCTATTCGATTTGACCAAACACTGGATATATCTGCAACATGAACATTTTTTTCCTTCCCGACAGTTTCAATTACACTATCGTAAGCGATTGATTTTTGTCCTATATTCCACGTTGTGACCAATATAATTTTTGGAGATTTTTTCTGTTTTTGTAGTTCATCAACTACCGTTTCAAGCTTTATTTTAAATTGATCAGGTGTTAAATATTTACTTCTACTGCCGTCTGAATCATTAGTACCGAATTCAATCGTTACCAAATCGGGTTTCTCAGAAATTATTTTTTGAATATTAGGGATACCGTTGTCAGTTAATCCTGACCCGCTGACTGTTGAACCAGGCATAATTTTTACATCGTATCCCATTTTTTTATGAATCAAATTCGAAAGTACGGAAACATATCGATTATTTTTAGACGATGCATATAATCCTACGCCTAGACTGTCGCCAAACGGAGAATAAACCAATGTTTTGTCCTTATGTTTGTTATAAATAGCCTTAGTTTCTGCAATGTTTTTAGCTTTTATTTGTTCCTGTTCTTTAGCAGATTGTTTTGCAAATATCTTTTCGCTCTTAATAGAGTCTGCTTTAGTATGGCTGATTTTAAAATCATAAAATTGTTTACCAAATACTAATATTATTAGACTCAGAAGCAATGCTAATACAAGCAGAACTGCTTTTTTATTCACACATATCACTCCAAAACAACTTTTAACAATATTATACAGCAGCGATACTAAGGTTTAAATAGGATTATAGGTATTTATAATTACTCTGCCAAACAACTTTGCCATCATTTGTTGTCCAGTTACATTGGGATGCAACCCATCAACTAAAAATAATCCAGCATTTTCCCTAGTTATTCCGCTCTCAAATTCATTGTTAATCACTATAAAGTTATAACGATTTGCCATTCGGATAATCGCGTCATCTAAATTTAGAAGTGGTTCACGGCTCTCTCTCTGTAAAGGTGTTGCAGCATAGCACTTTGCGTTTGGATATTGAGTCCGTAATTTCCAAAAAGCATATCTTATTGCTTCGTATAGCAGTGTTCTATCAAGGTCATTAAGTGTAGCTTTTGACATAGCAGTACTGTAATCGCCAAGACTCGTGTCCGCATCATTTGTACCACATGACACAACAATTATATCAGCAGGCTTATTATTGCTTATTGCTTCAGTAATTTGGTTAGCAATGTGCTGCCTGTATTCTGACCCTGTATTATCTCTGTAACCAGCACCAGATTTTGCATAATTCCACATTTGGCCAAACTTTAAATCATCCTTAACAAACTTTGGCCAGTTGCTCCTAGTCCCCTCAACATAACTTGTTCCATCATCAGAAACGGTTGCAGTTTCAGTAACGCTGTCTCCAAAACATAGTAATGCTTTACCTTCTGTTTTCATGTAAGTAGGTATATCAATAGGATCAACAAAACTTACTTTTTTACCTCCATAAGCAATGTATGCTGATGGCAGTGTGTCACCTTTTACAACCATGAGTAAGTTTAAGTTTTCTACCCCTGTTTTATATGGAAACGTTAAATAGGTAATTGCATCGTTGTTAGGTATATTGATTTCTCCACTCCATGAACCCGCTGAAATTCCTGATCCTGAAATTGGCTGATGATTACTATCCCAAAAACAAATATCGCCAAATATTGATTGTACATTCGTTTGATATTTTTCCCCTGGTTCAACCGATATAAATCCAGAATTTGAATAAGTTGAGCTCGATTGTAGCGCTCCTGAAGTATTATAGTATTCACCATCAGAAATACTATTAATGTCAAATAGGTTTGTTTCAGATTTAATAAAATCTGTTTTTTCATAGTTAATACTTTTACTGCTAATAGAATCTTTGGCGATCTTTAAAATATTTTTTGTTGAATATTGATAGGGAACGTAAACACTAGGAAGAGAACTTCCTTCAACAAGCATAGCCATTCTAATGTCGTTTGCTGTCTTGAATGGTATTGTCATATATCTTGCGTTTGCTGGAGTACTAATTGTTCCTGACCAATTCCCGTTAACTATCCCCGGTATCGGGTTTAGGTCCTTGTCAAAAAAAGATATATCTCCGAATATTCCGCCTAAATAACCAATATTGGTAACGTAGGTATATCCACCCTGTATTTTGATTTTTTCAGTTGATGAGTACAAAATATTATTTTGAAAAACGCCATTTGCATTAAAGTATCCACCGTTGGAAATTTTTGAAACATCAAATAAATTAATTTCCAAATCAATGAAATCAGTTTTATCTCCTGATACTGATCCATCAGTATACTTTTCTCTAGTTATTGATTCGTTATTAATTGATTCGTTAGGTACTTTAATATTACTGTCGATTTCAAATCCAAACGGAGAAAATGTACTCGGAAGTGTGCCTCCTTGTATAAACATCACATAATCAACGGATGCTCCCGTCCGATAAGCAATTGTTACATAGCGGGCATTTGTTGGTGCATTTAAAGTATCAAGCCAACTACCGGCATCCATTCCCCCTGATATAGGTTTTTTATCTTTGTCCCAAAAACATACTTCTCCAAATATCCCACCTAACTCACCAATATTGGTAATATACTGAAGATTACTTATAAGTTTCATGAAACCGGTACTTGAGTAAGTTTCGCTAGCATTAAATACCCCATTTTTGTTATAGTACCCTGTTGTAATTACCGAATCTTTATTAAATAAATTAATATGCTGTGTTAAAAAGTCTGTTTTATCACCAGATACCGAGTTGTCAGCATATTTATTATTAATAATCGTTTCGCTTCCAACTTCTACCCCTTGGTAAGAGCCTAAATCCTGCCAGGCAGACCCGTTCCAGCCGTAACTATGAGCCACTGATGGATCAGTATCGAGAACCAAAAATGTACCAGTTGTTCCTGATGGGTAGGCTGACTGTAAACCTGCCAACGTTGGAAATATTCCGTTTGGTCCATCTTGAGAAGATAAAGATAGCATTGTATCTACATACGATTGATTAGCTTTTTGTGCAACCATTGCGTTTGTTGCATCATTTGCGCTTGTTCTTTGCTGCGTTTCTTCCGCCAACTGCGCACTAAGCTCTCTATTAGAGTTTACCAAAGAAGTCTTATCAGTAGTTGGTAATTGAGATAAATCTCCAATTTTATTGTATATATCAGTTACATTATTCTGCAAATTTATAACTTGCTGCGTTGGGAAGGTATAAAACCAATACCAGTCCTGCCCCGTCCATATCCACATTTTATTCGTATCAAGGGTTTGAACCATATCTCCTTTAATGGGCAGGGGGTAGGTAGTGGCAATATCGTTATATGTATTTACAGGCGATTTTCTATGTGCTAAATTTCCATCTATGCGATTATCATCTATAAGTTTTTGTAAGGTATCTTGAACATTCAATCCTTGATCAAGTGAAATTTTAATTCTTTCAGAGTTGATTAGAATTTGCCCTACAGAAAGATAGTTAAAAGTAAATGTTTTCGCTTCATTATCAGATGAAAATTGAATAGATCCTGTGTTATAATTTACTTTATATTGGTTGCTTTCAGGGAGTCCATCATCTATTTCATACCATAATGAATTATCAGAAGAAGTAATAGATACTCGATATTGTTTTTGTGGAATTTCTGATAACCTTACAATACAATTATGTACTTGCTGTTCCTCAGACTTTTCTATATAAGGATCGTCAGATGTTCCTTTTCTAAAAAGAGTGTAGAGGAGGTAGTCATCATTGTTAATATCACTCATTTATGTAATTAACCTCCTTATTTAATATTATCCAATTACCGTTACCTGATATTGATTTGTAGTTGGAGCAGACGCGAATGTAATAGTTATCGTATTTACTGAAGTCATTTCAATAGTTGTGGGAGATACTATTCCATATGAAGAAGCAACCGCACGAACAGATACGAAGCAATTTTGAGTGTTTAAATTATGAGTAATCACATATGATGTGGCTGATCCATCACCAATTTGAGTTGTGTACTTCGTGGCTAATACAGAAGAATCTTTTCCATCTACAGTATCAGCGTCTAGTCCAGAACCTGATCCATCCACTGTTTTAATTTTCGTTAACACATCAGAAGCAGAATAAGAAGATGATAGAAGGGCATCTGTAATACCATATCCACTTAATGTGGTAGGATTCGTACCATTTGTTACTCTGCCTTTACTATCTACTGTGACTGACTTATAAGTTCCTGTGCTTACCCCCGAGGTCGCCAATGTTAATGGAATAGAAACATTTGCGCTACCATCAAATGAAGTGGCTGTTCCTGTAGCATCTCCAGATACAGCAATAGTTCTAGCAGTTTGAAGTTTTGTGGTTGTAGCTGAATTACCATCAGAGTTACCAGTTATAGAAGTGGGGAGTTTACTGTTTACATCCAATTTTAAAATTTTAGAAGGTGCAGGGGTAGTTACAACATCACTAGAATTTACAGAATCAGTAATACCATAACCAGAAAGTGTTGTTGGATTTGTGCCACTAGTTACTCGACCTTTTACATCAACCGTGACAGATTTGTATGTACCAGCAGTTACACCACTAGAAGAAAGTGTAAGAGGTAGTGTTATATTTGATGATCCATCAAAACTTGTAGCAGTACTAGTTGCATCACCTGAAGCTGAAATTGTTCTTGCTGTTGCTAGTTTAGTTGCTGTTGCAGCATTTCCATCTGCTGATCCTGTAATTGATGCTGGCAATTTACCGTTAGAATCAAGTTTTAATAACTTATTAGCAGATGCCAAAGTTGAAACTTCTGTATCATCAACTTTGGCATCCAATGCAGTTTGCTGTGCTGTTGAAACTGGCTTATTAACATCTGATGTATTATCTGCATTTCCCAAACCAACTTGATATTTTGTAACGACATGAGGGTTATCTTTTCTATTTTGATGATTTGTTAAATTTGTTTGTACTGTATTAATATTCCCAGTCAATTCATCTTTGGTAGTATTTATAGAACTAGTAAATGATGTTGTTAGCATATCTATGATTTGCTGTAAAGTGTAACTTGATAATGTTACATTTCCAAGGTTATCTAGTGATGGATCAATATAAATATATCCATAATCTTCTGCTGGAAATTTTTCAACAGAATCATCACTGTATTTAATATTAATCTGTAATCTAATTTTTCCATTTCCAGTCATATCATTTGTATCAAAATGGAAAGAGACGATGCCTGAAGTATCAACTGTAGCGCTTTTTTGTAATAATAAAAGTCCATCTGATAATCGACTAAAGTATACTATAGCTGTAGTGCCAGTTAAATCAATAGGTTGACTATTAATATCTAATAGCTGTATTTGAAATACTGTCTTTGTATCTCCCTCTTTTACTTTAGTACCACTATTAATAATCTGAATAGAGTTAGAGGGAGAAAATGTATCAGTCAAAATATATCACCAACTTTGTTTTAATCTCCTTGTATTCTTGTAGATGAAATTGAGAAATTTTTAAAATGATGGTTGCCATTGATTGTTTTTATATTCATATAAAGTTACTTTGTTATCTTTTTCAAACTTAAACCATAAATCATTAATTCTTGCTGATTGTGGTTTATTGGTACAATAATAATTTGTATTCATTATGAAATCTCCTTTTATTTAAAAATATCATTTTTCTCTTCTGAAAAATCACGTAGATCATATATCTGCGTTGTGGAAACGTTTTCATGATGGGCGACATACTTACTTACTAATTCCATCTGCACACCAGACTCAAGTAAATATGTCACGCAACTAGCTTTAAATAAGTGTGGGTTAATTCTTCTACCTAAAATATCAGAGAGGACATTCGTACAAAAATTATCTGCCCATTGTCTTGAAAGCTGTTTTTCTTCTCCATTAGATTTTGTGGTAAAAATGTACTCATGATCATAGCCACGTTTTTTACACCATAAATCCATATATTTCAATGCTTCTCGATTAATCATATATGGTTCGACTTTACCATCTTCGCCACGACCTTTAAGTCTTACATTATGACTCATTACATAAGTGTCATCTGCGGAAATTGGGTAACTTAATATTTCTGTTCTAAATTGAATGATTTCCGAACGTCTAGCACCAACATTGAATGCTGTTGCAACCCATGCAGCACCAAGATAATTTTCATCATCGAGCAGGGTAGACATCAACAATTCATAATCATCTTTAGATATTTTGATTTTTTCATATACAATATTTTTAGGAATAGCAGGGAGACCCCTAGTTAAATTCCTAAAGGTCTTATAATTAATATTTTCATCCGCTAAAACATTTTCAATATAATTAAAGAAACTTGAAACAGAGGCTTTCTTTAATTTCTGACCATTTGATGACATTCCATGATTCTTTAAGAAAGATAAGTATCGCATCATATCACGTTTAGTCAACTTATATAACTTTTTATCATTCATTGAATTATGTATATACCATGCAAACTGATGTAGCCCAGAAGTATACTGTGTTTTGGTTTGAGGGGAGAAGTTTTGAAAATCAATAAATTCTTCAATAAGATTCCTTAATTCAGAATCAACTTGTCCCCACATTTCAGGTGTAACTTCAGGAAGTTTTGGAGCACGTTTACGAAGCATGTGTTTATCTATTGTTTTTCCCATTATTTAATATTCACCACCTTAAATATCACTTAACATCATAACCCTTGCGTTTTAAACTATCTTTTAATGCATCTTTATGCTGCTGATTCTTCTCTAAGTCCTCGATACTTTTTTCTATAAATGGGCGTGGTCGCATATATGTATATTGACTGCCATTATATTGATATTGGTATGTACCTTGTCCTTGATTTGAATTAACTGATGAATCACCATACTCAACTAGATCAGCAATATATCGATCAGTTTCATCTTTACCACGAGTCATATTACTAACAGTAAGGATTACTTGATCTCCAACAATCTTAAAATCTTCAATCATATTGTTGGGATCATCTAATCCATTACTCGATCTTCTTTGATAACTATGCTGTCCTGGATAAGCATCAAAAACATCATCTCTAACATGCTTTTGTTCTACTTCTTTAACCTTATCCGCTACATCTGTACTCATAGAATCAAGAATATCTTGTTGGATATATTTCAACATTTTATCTAAATCATTAAACTGTGGCATCAGTAGTAGCTTCAACTTCTATAGTTTCGATTTTATCTTCAGATTTAACTTTATCAGTAGCTTCTTGAATAACTTGTTCAACTTTTTCCTTTTGATCTGTAAGTACATTTTTAGGAACAGTTGTTTTATCTTTATCAAACTTTTCAACGGCAGAAATAATTGTTGCTCTGGTTCCCATAGCTTCAAAATATTTAGTCAGTAAATTAGCCCATGTATCTGGAGGAAAAGCTTCAAGAATTTTACGAAAACCTTCATTATCAAGATTAATCAATCCAAGTAAATTTTGAATATATTTAACAGGATCTTTTTTAGATAGATTTAGTTTAGAGAAATGATTAACTGTTACAGCATCGAGAAATAATCCAAATACCTTATCATTAATGTCAATTTTATTTTTTACTGCTAGAGGAACAAGATCCATGAATTCACTAATAACTTCATTTACCTCTGTTGGCTTCATATTAGGGTAAATATCAAGATGAGTATCTTCATCAATTTCTACACGTTTAATAACAGAGTATTTTTTATTATCATTCTTAATTTTTGTGACACCAAGTTGTTTGGTCATATGTATGATTAACTCCTTTTGTTCTTATATTTAATATAGTTTATTTGACATGTTAAAGAATAAAATAGGGGAAAGGGATTAATACAATTCCCAATCCCCTATAGGTGTTGAAATTTACATTTTATTAAGTTAAAAATAAAACAGGATTCTCATTATCGCTGGTTTTACTACATAGAGAAAGAAATATAAATAAACAATTTTCTCTACATAAGAAAAACAGCGATAATGAAATCACTGTTTTATTTGTATATTTAATATTATTTATTATTCTGCGCTACCTGTATATTCAGAATCACCAACTACAGAAGTATCCATATATACATTTTCTCCATTAACTTTAGTAGAATACATATCAAAGTTAACTTCCAAGCTGCTTGCATCACCACTAGCAGATTGAGCAAGCGTATAAGCGACCTGTGGTGATGCTTTATAAATTTGCATTTTGACAAGTTTATATGTTCCATCTTGTTCATCTTTCCAAACACCATCTGCGAGAACGGTAACAAGTTTAGGGAACTTACCAGTAAGAGTTCTTGATGTTTTTACTGTTGCTTCACTTGCATATGTATAAAATATATTAACATCACCCGTCACGGATGCTTCAAAGGTCAATACATCAGCAGCAATCTGTACTTCTGTTGCAGAAGCAGGAGCTGTTTCAGAAACAGTAAATGAATCACCAATATCATTAGTATCACCAACAGCTTTATTAATAAAAATTGGTGCACCTGACTTTGGTGTATGTTTAAGAGTTGCGGTATGATCTGTACCGATAGTTACAGTATCTTTCTGCAAGAGATCAATGACACCAGTAACAACCTGATTTCCTCCCAATAAACCTAAAAGTTTCAAATCTATCATTGGAACACCGAGTTGATACGTGGCAGTCTTCGAACTATCAAAAGACATCCACCGAGCGTTACCATAGCCACCTGTAATGTATGATCGTTCTCCGGCTATTTCAGTTTGATTAGATGTAGCATATTCAATAGTGACAATTGGTTCTTTTGTTACATAGTCAAATAAATGCACATGCGAAACTTCATGTAATCCAAAAATATCTCCAGCCATATTATTATATTTCCTCCTATTTAGTAATTAATCGGCTTCATCCAATGATCAGGCATTTTTGCCTTCTTATCGAGATAAGGTGACAAAGGAATAGTTAACCTATAATTATCTATTGATTTTTGTTTTTCTAAGTCTGTTATAAGTTGATATAAAGTTAATTCTTGTACATTAAATCTATTGATAGTGAGTGATATATTACATAAGGTATCAATCAAATTTCCAAATCCACTTTCTTTTTGTTTTGCTTGATTAACCTTGTATTTTTCTCTCATTTTCTGCATATGTTTAAATGCTTCTTCAGCAGCTTTATTAAGAAACTTCGGTTTTTCAGGTTTTTTAATCATTTGTAAAGTAGATATTGCTTTAGATATTGATAGATATACATCTTCATCAATTCTTACTTGTTTATCATTTTTTACAAAATAAAAACCCAAATCATCAAATTGAATGTCCACTTCACAGAAAAAGGAAAGAGCATCCTGTGAATATGTGCCCAAAAATTGATACTCAGTTCCAAAACAAAGACATTGATAAGGAGAAAAGTCTTGATAAACTATACGAGGAATTTCTTTAGGAACAAGAGGAATAAAAGAATCAGAGGTAATAACCATTAATGAACAATAAAAATTATATAATTCTTCTCCAATTTTAAATATTTTCTTCAACTTTGGAGATTGAACATGAATATCTTCATTGATATACCATGGTAATCCAGCAGCAAGAATAGTATCAATTTGATTGTGGGGAATCATGACCTCTCACTGCCGAACCTAAAATATAATCTATATCCTATATATTCAGCACTAAGTGGGTTAGGATTACCACCTCTAGCCTCTGCAACTCCTATTCCTGCAATTCTTTTCCCATCTACTAATTCTGTGACATAATCACACAATTTAGATAGTCGATAGTCCAGCGCATCAACCGATGTATGTACATAAATATCAATAACAACTTCCTGAAATGGATATTGATAGTTGCTATTTGGTGTTCTATTCCCCATATAGAAGATTAAACGAGAAGAAGGGTAGGCAATTCCATTAACAGTAAGAACCGTATCAGGTTTATTCATTTGCAAATCTTGTACCTTAATCGTTGAATAAATCAAACTATGCCTTAGCTTATTTGAAATAACTCCACCGACATATGTATCAGTTGGTGCAGGGTTTAATTCGCCAGGTGGGGGAGTAATACGTTTTCTTGCATCGGTAACTTCAAATATATCATCACTAAAATTTTTAGCAGGATAATAAAGCAACCTCAACAGATTTTCATCATTTCTTAGCAGCTTATCGAAGTTAATCATAAATGTAGAAAACTCTTTCATTTATGCTCCTCCAATCCTGCCATCTTATTCACTAAGTTTGTACATTTAAACACTTGAGTCTTGATTAAATCATGTTCTTTCTGCAACTCTGATTTATCATCAGATAAGCAGGGGAGAAGTAGATAATCGTACAACACTTCCAATGTTGCAAGAAGATGGAAATAATCAGGCTTATGTCCAAATTCAATGAATCGATCTTCTAAACCCTCTAACTCAAGAATAGTTGTTTGAACATGTTTATAACCATCTTCAGCATGTTCCTCATAAAGTGGAAGAATCTTATATATCTGCCCACATAACGACTCAGCATACTGTCTTTCAATCATTAATGAATAATGTTTCATTAGCTACCACCTGCTTCACTAGCTGTATTGTGAGCAAGCACAATCAATAAACCTTTATCATCATCAAATGTTTTATCATATTGGAAACCATAAATATGATAAGTATTAGCAAACATGGTAAATGTCTTATCTGATAAGGTAGCATTCAAATTAGCACTATTTTGTATAGTTAAAGAAACATCTGCGTTTGTATAAGCAATACTCTGAGAAAGATTAGATTGGTATGTATCATCTAAACCATTGATAATACAAGGGGAAGTGAAGGGAGGAACAGGTTCATCCTCAACAATGGGATTCGACATCTCATCATAACCAATGATTGTCGGAATAGGAGGGAGGGGAACTGTGAGAATGTTGTTACAGAGTTTTGCTTCTACAAGAGGGTATACTTCATTTTCCTGAAATCCTATTACAAGATACTGTTTTGAATCAATTGTGATTAATGTTCCTTCATCATAAATACTATCTGGACGAAATAATATCTGTTTTATAAATGATTTATCAGTTTTGTTGACAATTGCATCAACTGACTCACCATTAATAGTAACTTGTCTATATGATGGATTATTACTAAATATATTGTTTACTGACTGCTTAGTTGAATTAATTATTTTACTTTTATTATCTTCTCCAAAATGATTTAAACGTGCTTTATATTCATCAATATACGTCATTGCATATCACTCAAATCAGCATTATACAAAGTATATCGAACCATAGCTTGTTCAGCTTCTAGTTTATATGTATCACGCAAAGTTCTAATTTCTTTAATATGATTTGCCTGTGAATAAATATTATAATCTTTAGCACTCAATGATTGCTGAATTAAATCTGATGTTACAAGTTTGGGAGATAAATATTCAACCATCATATAAATACTAAGTATTTCAATTTCTTCATCAGTTAAATCAATATAAAATTGACTAGAAATATCATCACGTTGAGACAAATTATTTTTGCAACGCTTAAATTTTGTAATAGAAGACTTTAAATAACCAAACAAATTACTTTTTAATGTAGTATCATCCATGCTCAAAAAAGAATAATCGGAAATTTTTTGAAGAAAAGATTGATAAATAGAATCATAGGGTGTTGCCATAAAACATCACCCCTTTACTCAATCGAGTAGTGACATTAGATCAGTATTTAGCACCTTTTCAATGGTGCGAACAACCTGAAGATTAGTCAGCGTTTCATTTTTGATTCCTTCACGAGCTTTATCAGCAACGACCTCTTGCATACTTTTAGGAAGACCTTCAAGAATATGTTGAACTTCAATTGCCTTTTTAGTAAACAAAGACTCAATATCTACAGTAGAGTCTAGTTTTTTATATAAAGATTCTAGTCCCAAATGCTGAACCATTTCTTTATCATCAATATATATCCATGGCTCTCTGACGAATTTAGGTTGAGATGATTTCATTGCTACTAATTCTTCTGCATCAACCCATTGTTCATCACCATATTTATTCCAAACAATTTCCATACCATTCCGTCTAGAAATATATTGCAATTTTGAACTTGTAAGGTTTTTACAAAGTATCTCACGATCAAGATCAATCTTTTTCTTTCGTGAACGAGACACTATCTTAGTGGGAGGAATAGATTGAATTGTTTCCTCTTTTTCAACAGTTTCTGTCTTTGTAGTTGTTTTTCTTGCTACCATTTATGTAACACTCCTTGTATTCTATGTTTAATTTATTTAATATAATAAGATTATGAGAATTGATATTGACCATAAAGAGTATTAAACATCGTTGCTACACCAAAACGATCAATAAATTTATATTCCATACTCATATCCATATTAGTTGTACCATCAGAAACTTCTTTGATGAGTGGCTCACCTTCATGAACGAGTTTAATAGGTTTAACATCAGACGGCATGATAAACAGGCGATCGTCAGTAATCTGGAAGTCGAAAGTATTTGGAACGTGAGACTGAGTAATAGGAAGGAGGTTATAACCTTTCCAATACTGAAGAATTCCAACCTGATTCAAATGATCTTTCATACCATCACTAAGAGTTTCAACATCAGATAGTTTTGCAAGAGCAGTTTTCGTTCCGGCAATCGTTACGCTAGAATTCTGGTTTGCTGCCTGAACGTGTGCGGCAATTTCAAGAAGAGTCTGCTCCGTAAAAGTACCAGTACCTTTAAATTCAGCAGGAAGATAATCAATCGTTCCAAGAAAATCAGTGTAAATACGATTTTGTACCTCGTTAACAAATGCAGCAGAAATCTTATTAATCAATGCGCTCCAATCAATACGACCAGCTAAGAAGCGAAGGAAGTCGGTATATACCGAAGCAGAAAGCGGTTCAGTTGGGACAGTTACACTTTCACCAATATTTAATTTCTGACGACGCATATCCCAGTGGTTGCCCGCATGACGAGCGACAGAGAGAACAGTACGATCTTCCACATAAAATTCATTAGAATCACCAAGATTAACATCACGGCGTTCTACAAATTGTTCAAAGAAAGGATTAGCAAATCCTTCTGTAATTGTCTGAGAAAGAACCTCTTCCATAACTTCAAAGATTTCAATCTTGTGACGGCGGAATTGTTTGTAATTAGGCTTGTCCGTACCAAGAATGTCAACAAAAGCTTTACGAAGTGTATTATTACCTTCGGCAGCAGAAAATTTAATTAGAGAGCCTTTATAGAGATCAACACCGACCTGAATAAGACCATTTTTTTCATTTACGTCCATTTATTATAAATCCCCTTTATGTATAATTTATTTAATATAATTAGTTAGCCAATACACGGATAACAACGAGTTTACTCAAATTACCAACGACACCCTGTTCACCAACAATGGTATTCGTGCCAATTGTTTCAATTGCTTCAACACGACCAACAAAACGATGAGCCGCTGCATCTGTTACTTCTGCAAGTTTATTAGATGCATTAGCAAGAACAACACTATTACCTACAACTGGTTCAGCAGCCAAAGCCGTGATTGCATCTTCAGATACGGAGAAAATGTCATCTTCCTGAAGTTCATAAGCACGGCATACTGTATTTGCAGCAATACCAAACTTCTTCAAATCACCATCAGTTGTTCTAAATTGTTCATAGTTGATTTCTGGTTGTGCAATAAGGATAGCCTTATCCGTTGCTACAGCGGAAGGTTGATTCAAAGCACGAACTTCACGTTCACCTGCTAAAAGATTACCTACAACACCAACCTGACCATTTTCAAGGGCAGTAGTTGCCTGAACTGAATAAATATGACCACCGTATACAGATTTCACGGCATCAAGACGTACGATACTAGTCATTTATATAAAACCTCCATTTTAATGTTTAAATTATTTATTAAACTTATCAAATAGCCCGCCATAAAGACTGTTGCCTTCATCGTGAGTTTCGATAGTAGTAGAAATCTTAACTACTGAATCTTTTTTACTATTAACTTTTGCAAACTTAGCTTTCTTTTTACCAACAAGCGCAAATAGATGAGATTCCAAATCTTCAATACTAAATTTTGATGCTTCAACTTTAACTGCTTCAATTTCATCTTTTTCTAATTCGGACTCAAAACGAGAAAACAATGCTTCTTCAGCATTTCTTCTTTCTTCTTTTGTCTTATCAGCTTTAAACTTTTCAAGAGAGGAAACTTTTTCTTCCAAAGCAGAATATTTATCTTGTTCTGTTTGAATATCTTTGCTATATTTTTCTTCAGCTTGCTTTTCAGTTTTCTTAATAGCAAAATCTACATCTTCTGAAGGAACGACAATTTCATCAATTGCAGTACCATCTGCACCTTCAAAATCTACAAACTGCACTTTTTTACGTGCTTTTGTATCAAAATTGATAGTTACTGCATCACCATTTACACTGTAAGCAAAGCCATACAATTTATATTGATCTGCTCTATCAATGGCAAATACTTGAGTCATTGATTCGTCATAATCAACATAACGATAACGAGAATATTCATAATCCCAATCATCTTTAATTTTTTCTTTACTAAGAACGTTTTGCATTTCTTCAACAAATTGTTCACCAGTTAAAGCAAATTGTGCATCATTTTTAGATTTAATTTCTTTCAATTTAGACTCTAAATCTTCTAATGAAAACTTTTCTAAATCAATATTTTTTGCTTTCAAATCTTCTTCAGAAATAGAATATTTCTTTAGAAGTTCAAGTTTATCATCCAACTTGTTTAAACCTCCTTCTTTGGTATTGTCTACTTGTTTACTAGATTTTAATGAAAATTTAAGTTCAGATAGCATTTGTTTGAACTGCTTTTTAAAGTCATCTTTATTAAGTGAGTATCCAGCAATAGACGCTGATTCAAAGCATGGTTCAACTTCACCTTCACCATTTTTTTCAATACCTAGAATACATAGAGCAGAGAATACAAAACTTTTTACATTATAAGTTTGTTGTCCGTCAATTTCTTCAAACTCTCCATCCTCAACTTCAATTTCCATACTCTGCCCATATGGTTCATTGAGAAGATCATCGAGTTCTTCGTATCTACCTGTCCATAAATAAGCATCATCAATAACTAGATAATCATGGACATCTCCCTTTTCTTCTGTGATAGATTCCCAATGAATATTGGCACTTTCAGGAACGAAACCATAAGGTTGTGTCGTCTGAATGTATTCAATTCCTTGATCAGACAAAACAATTTTTCCACCATGACTTCCAAAATTATCTTTTTCCTTTAAATATTCACCAATAATGGGAATACCAAAAATAGAAGGTAGAGCATTTTCAACAGACTCTTTAGAAAAATATGTATTGTTTCGATTATTTCCTGTGTATAATACTTTGACTGTTGCCTTACTAAATAGAGGATTGAGTTTCTCTATATTAGATAAGTCAATATCAAATTTTAGGGTTTTCTTCTCACCCAACAAATCTCACCACCTTTAATGGAATAAGCCAAATACTAACGTTCAGCATTAGCATCTGTTTCTTTTGTTTTAGCACCAGAATCAGATAAATCTTCTGCATTTGAAGATGGTCTACCTTGTGAATCTGAAGATTGAGTAAAACTGGTAGCAAGAGGGAGAAATTTTTCTGTAAGATTTAGCACATCATTTTCAAGGAAGACCATATTTTGAACCGAAGATGGGGAAATACCATATGAGGCACATAATTGCATTTTTACAGGTAATCCACTTTGAGCAGCACTAAGTAAATTATCTTGAATATCTTTATAATTTTGATTAGTAATGTCCAAGAATTTAGCTCTAAATTTATATTTTCCATTCAATCGTTTTAATTTTCGATTGACCCAACGCTCAATTTGACGCAGGAAAGAAAACATATTTTGTTCATCAACTTTCAAAGAAGCGGCAAGACCACTAGCGGATACTGCACTTGTACTAAATAAAAATTGACTAATACCTGCGTCACTATAAAAAGACTGTTCAGCTTGTTGTGGATTGTCTGGATCTGTTCCTGACCTATTTAATTTAATCGCATCAATATCCATAGGTGAAGTTATCATGCCAACTTCATCAGGAAGTGATTCTGATGCCCGATTGTGAAACAATGTTGCTGTGTCCATATCAACAAGCAAACCATTCACTTCATCCTGTTTCATCGGAATCTTTTGAACAAGAACCATATAATTATCCATTTTATGCTTTAGTTTTTCCCGTTCTCGATTCTCATTCAAATCAAAAATACTTTCAATGATAGCAGCGAAGGGGGGAATCACATAATCAATATCTTCATTAAATTTTAAGCATATTGTTTTATTGGAATCCAATTCTTGCCAACGTTTACCTGTTTTGTCTTTTTGATAAAGTTTATATTTTTGTTGAAATTCGTCTGGATAACGAGATAAATATTTAGTATGTCCATCAAAGAAGGAGAAATCGAAAGAATAGTTTCTGACTCCATCTTCAAAAGAACTAACCGCACAAAGATTAGGATCAAAAGTCATAATATAATATGAGTCCGATGTTGATAATTCATAGCCATAAACAATATCTTCACGCATTACAAGACGCATAACTTTTACTAATTCATGTTGCAAATTCATATTATCCATATAGTTTAAAACTTCTTGATATTGTGCTTGGAAAGTGGAAATTTTAACTTGTGTAGGATCAATACCATATGGTTCAATAATGTAATTAAAGCGAAGTAAATTAGCAAAATACAAAATTAATTGTCTGAAATGAGGAGAATTGCCATATAGAAAACGAACAAGATTACGAATCTGTTTTTCATATTTAATTGGTTGCTCAAGGAAAGAAATAACTTGTTCTTTAGGATATTTATGAAAAAGAAGATTAGTTTCTCCCCAATTATCAGACATCGTATTTAGATCATTAACAATTAATTTTCTCATCTGAGCAAAAGTTATAGGGGTAAATTTTTGTTCTTTTGTATTTGACGAATCTTTGGTAGTGGATAGGGGAGAGGGGGATTCCGAATTAGTATTAGGTGTATCTGCCAAATTATACACCTCCAATCTATTATTTAATATTATTGATTAAATTATATAATCTTAGGCTTTTTTACCATAAAGAATTTGTTTACGTCAATGCTAATCTTAGGCTTATCTGTAATATTTTTACGTCTTAACTGTTTTAAATACCACGCAAGCATTGCAAATGTATATGCTCTATCATCATGCATTTTATTTTTCTTTTCTGGTGCTAAGTCGTAACTAATAGAACCATTACCATTTTTTGTACCATACATATTTACTAATTCTTCTTTAGCAAGATCAATTTGTATCAATGACATAATTTCATCTTGTGTTAAAGAATATTCTTCTACTTCAGCTAACTTTTCAACTTTTCCAGTTTGTTCATTTTTTTTGCTTTTTTCTTTCATAATGGAAAGTTTTCCCTTTGAATCATATTCCGATGGAAAAGTAATAAGATTTAATTTTGTCATCTCAATTAGTGAATCAAATAACTCGACCTTAAATTTACCAGGAGCAATAAGTTTTATAGTGTCTCTATCTGCGTTAGGATATTTACTTGCATAAGGTTCGTATGTCTTATTCCCAATAGAACCATATTCTAAATCAATGAAACCTCTATGTTTATGTCCCGTTTCATCAGTCCAATCTTCGAGCAAATTGTCTGCCCATGAAGATACACCACCACCACCAGCTCCACTATCAATCAATACCTGCATGACATTCTCGTATTCAGCACTTCTATTACCGTTATAGGCAAGCAGCATTCGTTTAAAATCTTTTTGTTGATCAGGAGAACTAATTGGTCTTTTAAATTTATTCTTAGAATCAGACCAACAAACACAATTAACTATTCTCATTTTATATCCAACATCAGGATCTTCATATATTTCGCCAATTGAGCAAATAGCATTATCATTAGTACGAGCAGGGTCAATAGCAAAAACAAACTTTTGTCCACCTTGATTTGCTAAGATCGGAGGATAAACTTCGGAGTTATGTATAATCGTTGCACGTTTAACAATCTGTTTATCAGATCCCTCAGATGTAAAGATATTCTTATATTCACGCATACCTTTTTCGGGATTTTCACGCATTTTAGCATCAATAGTATCTTGAGATAGAAGGGGGACAGGATATAATTTCCCATTATATGTAGCATTAACTACAATATCAGAACTAATATCTGCTACAAAATAGTCTTTATCACCCATAATCATTCTCTTAGAATACTCTGAGTATTTTTTAAAGAAATAAGAATCGGTTGTTGAAGCAGATGACGCAAAAATTCGTTGATTGGGAAAGCTTTTCGGCTCAAGACTAACATCAACTTTACCACCCAATTTAAAGCTACTATTCTGAGTTAGAAAAGGCTCTGTCGCAGTGAATAATTCCTCACTTATGAAACCGGCTTCATCATACAGATTCAAATTACTTCTTTTACCACGAATATTATCAAATGCCCCATTTAGCGAATGAACAGCGCTACCATTATAGAGATAAGTTTTAAAAGATGCTGGACTATGAGTGAATCCATCTGTATTTGCTGCACTTTTAACGGTTTCGTTAAAGAATATATCAGTAAGTCCAGTAAAAGATTGTATCTCTTTTTTCGCTATTTTTTCTATTTTTAAAAAAGTATCTTGTGCCTGACTGCCGGTTCCTGACATGATGTATACTTGAAAATTTGGTATAAGGATAGTTTTTGCCATAATAAATGGTGCTGCTAAAGTTGATTTACCAGAGTTACGCCCCATACACCATACGACATAAGGTCGTGTCCATGACTGTTCAAATGCCCATTTTTGGAAATCAAGCAGTTCTATTCCTAAAAACCTACTAACAAAATCAACAGGATTTTTTCTTCCAAATTGGATAATTTCTGCTAACTTTAAATAACCATCAATTTTGCGTTGAGACATGTTTGATTTATTCATTTGTCTCAACACCAATCTCGAAATTACTTATTTTTTCTCGTAATACACGATTTTCTTCAATTAGCTTTTCGTTTTCTTTTTGTATCTTAATGTAGGCTTGGTTTTGTAAAGAAAGCATCTCATTATAATCATTTTCATCAAGTTTTAGTTGAGATAAAATAGCTTTATTACTCAATTCGGCAACTTGCTCTATTCCTTTTGCGGTTTCAATATCAAATAAATTAACTTTTGCTTCGTTGAATTTTTTATTTTGAAGTTCTTTCAAAATTCCAGATAATGTTCCAGCACCCTTACTCTTATTTTTATTATAATTTTCAGAGATGCAATTATCCTGAGCAAGTTTCATCATTGACATCAATAATGTTTTCTTTGCATCAACTAAAGATTTAACTCCTCCACCTTTAGTTGCAATATCTGCAATATTAGACATCGTTTCAGCTAAAGCTCTGTTTATTTTATCAACTTGATTAAATCCCTTTGCTAATTCAATATATGATTGGAGCTTAAAGCCATCTGAGAGAGTGTCATCATTCAAAGAATCAACAAGTCTATTATATAAATAACGTTTATCATCTTCTTGTTCACCTTCAAATGGATCATATCCCAAAATACGTAAAACGTCTTTTCTATTTCTTTCATCTAATTGATATGATTCATCATCTTTTTTGTCTATAATTTCAACTTTATGTATTGAATATTCTTTTTTAATATTATTATGTATATCATTATTTTTATTTTCTGAATCAGATGGAGCTTCAAATTCACTATCATTCCATGTGGCACCATTTCCACGGTTCATAGAAAATGCGTTTTTGTAATAAATGCCAAATAGATTCTTCATTGAAACGTTATTTTTGCTATTTTGAATTTGGCGGACAGAACTAACAAAATAATTATATATGAAAGGCTTATCCATTTTTCTTAATACGTTCTGAAATCTTGTTAGAAACTCTTGCGAGAATAGGTCTATATTTTCAGATATATTTAGTTCAGTTTTAATACAGTCTTTACATACTGGATACCGTCCTGTTGCTGCAAAAATAGAAGAATCAGTTGTGAAAAAGCTACGTTTTAAATCTTTTTCTTTTCCACATTGAGTGCACATTAATTTTGGTTTATCTAGTTGTTTTCTCCTTGTTACCACAATATAATCACTTCCTTTTATTCCGCTATTTAATATAATGTAAATAACTAATCAGAAAGGCGAGACTTGAACTCGCATCCTCAAGTTCCCAAAACTTGCGCTCCACCAAATTGAGCTACTTTCTGAAAATTCAAGTCAATGAATAATCATTGACTATTACACACCAAAAAGGTTTTTTCATTAATTTATTAAGATAAAAGGATTATTTCATTAAGCTCCTGCCATAATTCCAGCATCAATGAGTGCTTGAGCTATTTGTTGAGGTGTTGCTGTAGCAGGATCAATATAGGGAATTTGTGTAGCTGTTAGTTTTCCTGTAA